GCCGATCGCTGCCCGGTCTGCCATCAGGCCACAGACGCCTCAGGCGTCAGCGAAGCAGTCGCGCCATCTACTCCCGCACCGGCCAGCTTAACCGCCCCAGCCCCCCTCAGAGGCGGCGCACGAGTGTCTGAGCGGCCCTATGACGCAGACCAACGCCGCGCCTTCGGCCGATTACAGGAATTGGCGAATTTCAAGCCCAAAATGCCGGTGAAGCCTGCCAAGCGTCCAATGCGCAAAGCGATCTAACCGATCGCAATTGCTGGGTTAAGACCAGCCAACGATTGAGTTGCGAGTTATTTAGTCTCCGCACGCCATAGGCCATCCAATGTGTTGATCGACGAAGTTGGTCAGTTCGAGGTCAAGCCGGTCGAATTCAGCGCGGGCTTCGGTTTTCAGCGCGTCGCCGTTTAAACTAAATCCGCCCTGGGGTCCGGCGATCGTCGAGAACTTCGAACGGGCCTCCCCTAGCATCATCTTGCAGACCGCAACCGTCCAATCACGCAGCCACGGCCGCGCATAGGGATCGCCGAGCAGCACGGTCTCCGGGCGCGTGTTGTATACGTGCAGGGCGATTTGTTCCACCGCGCCGAAGCGGCGTTCAAGGGTGAGGACTTTGGTCGAGGGATCGTAGGTATACATGACGTCGCGGCCGAACATGCGACCGGCCAGATTTTGGAACTGGACGGCGAGGTCATAGGTGGCGAGCATTCCGGTTCCGGAATTACCCATGCCGCCCGGATTTTGCATCAGATACATGTTATTAATGAAGCCGAGACTGAACGGATCAACGTTCGCCCCACCGCCTGCCCCACCGTAGCCACGCCGATAGACGTAACGCACTTCCTGAACCTCGGCGGGCAATTCGTAGGCCGCCACGTCAGGCTGGACGTCGAGAAACAGAAAGCTTTCTTCCATGGCGTTGCCAGATCGTTGTCTGTAACGGTCCAGCGCGATGCGTAGGGCCACCTCGTAATGTTTCGGATCAAGGTCGAGATCGATCATGCCGTATCCCATCATAAGCTGGACTTCCTCGATGATCGATTGGTGCGCCGTCAGCTTGGGATCATACGCCATTACGTCAGCCTCTATTCTGCTGACGTATTTAGGTCAGCCTCAAATGATCACGGGTTCGACCTGCTGTTGAAGACTACCCAATCGGCGGATTTCAAGCTCGGCGCGTTGAATCCCGCGTAAACTACGGGCGAACACGACGCTATGAATGGGGGCGCCCTTGTCGAAACAGATGATCCGAATACTGGAGATATGTTCGGCGCGCAGGGCGGCAAGGAGTTGGGCGGCGATGTCATTGTCAAGTGGTGCGGAATCAAGCGCAAATATCTGCCGGTAATCATGGTATCGCAACTGTTGATTGGCGTGATGAACTTCTTTCAAAATATCTTCAATTGCCCGAATCGGCATCTCTGACGGAGCAGACTGCATAGGAACCTTGCTGTTAGTTGCTGAGACAATGACAATTTAGCGCCTCGACACCATGCGATGCAAGGACTAGCTGTTCAACCAGACTTGTTGCGGTGATGGCGGCGCGGCGGACGGTACTGGCAGCAATGGGACGGCGGCAATGCAGCCTATGGCGGCGGCTAGACTGATCGCGTAAGGTCCGACAATGAAGCTGCCCGACCCATCGATCAGATCACCGAAGCGTGGCACATGCGTCGGATTCAACGACCATATTTCTCCGACTGTGCTGGTCCAGGTCGGATCAAACACGTAGGTGGCGGTGACATACGGCGTGCTCAGGCCACGGGCGAGTGCGCGGATCAGTGCTAGACTCCCGAACAGTGTGATCCCAGGTGCGGTTTCATCGGCCGTTTGCAGCGAATCCGCATGCTCGACGATAAGCTGAAACGATAAGGCGCTGCCCTCGGTGATGGCGGTGGCATTGGTCACGATGCTGTTCGGGACGACATAGCAATTGCCCAGCAACTGGACGGTTTGCAGCAGGTGCTGAAAGCGAAGATTGCCCCGGCGCTTGCCCGTGGTGGTGATCAAGGTGCTGCCGGGATTGACGCTTTCCAGGCCGTTGTAGGTGGCATTGGCGCCATAGTAAGCCTCGGTCGTCGTGGGATCGATGAAACCATCGGACGGGATGGCGTTACCGATCGCATTGGTGATGGTGATCCCGTAAAGTTGCATACTCGAACTCATGGCTTATACCTGTCGCTGATCGGTTATTTAGCGAAGGCGCCAGAAACCCGCGACCTCTTTAGGGTCGCGGATGAATGGCGCCTTCGCTAAATATTGGCTGCACGGCAGGAGGTTATTCGATGATACAGCAGATGAATTTCGCCCAACTGGTGCTCTGCGAACCGCGCCCCGTGCTACTCCGCGTGATTTATGTTCTGCCCGATTTTTCCCATTTGGTGAATGTGTTTGTGTGGCAGACCATGGATATTGTGCCGTCGTTGCCGCGTGTCCATCGGTTCCTTGGATTCTGGCGAAACCATATCGAAGCGGTCATCAAGGAAGTCGCGATCAGTCATGGCCCGGCTCCGACATGGCGCCAGCAGTCCCGAGCAGGACGCAATCCCCGATCGCTTGGCTGACGATCAAGTCAGTTGGTTACCTGAAACTTTCCAGGTGCGTGTCAAGTTAAATATTGGTTCCAATTTAAGTCAGACCAATCATGACCACACCACCTCTTGATTTTGACGTTGTCAAACGACACAACGCGAAGGTTCCCTACACCGAAGTCCAGATGCTCGAACTGATGAATTGTCAGGACGAACCGATGTATTTCATGCGGAATTTCCTCCGTATTCAGCATCCTACTCGCGGCGCGTTATCGTTTTCGCCCTATCCATACCAAAACCTTATGGTCAACGCCTTTCATACCCACCGGGACACGGTCGTTCTGGCGGGGCGGCAAGTCGGCAAAACAGCGGGCGCAGTTGGTTACCTCCTGTGGCGGGCCAATTTCGTTCCAGATTCGATTATCTTGATTACCGCGAACACTTACAATCAAGCGCTCGAAATCATGGATCGGGTCCGCTACGCCTATGAGAACATCCCCGATCATATCCGGGATGGCGTGCGGGAATATAACAAAGGTTCGATCGCGTTCTCCAACGGATCGCGCATCATCGCCCGTGCCACAACACCTAACGCCGGTCGCGGTTTATCGATCTCATTGCTCTATTGCCTCGCAGGCGAAACCACAGTTCAGATCAGACATAAATTAACCGGTGAGATTAAAACAGTGTCATTGGAAACTCTTTATGGATTATGTGAGTCATGACACCAAGATTCAATTCAGATTTTGAAGTCTTATCCTCTGACGGCTGGAAAGACTTCCTCGGTGTGGCGAAAAAACCGTCACAACTGCTGTTTTGTCTGACACTGTTAAACGGAGATACAGTGTCAGCAACCAAGGATCATATCTTCTTCGTCGGAAACGATCAAACTCGTCTCGCAGACCTCCATGTTGGTGATCCTATTGCCACGATCGATGGACCGGTTGCGATCCAGTCGATCACGGAGCAGGAACCTGAACCGGTTTATGACCTCATTGAAGTAAATGGTCATCAGTTTTGTATCAATAATGGTATATTGTCTAAAAATTGTGACGAACTCGCGGCAATAAATCCACGCATGGCACGCTCCTTCTGGACGGCGATTCGGCCGACTCTGTCCACAGGAGGTTCATGCATCATCACCTCCACGCCGCAGAACGATGAAGACCAGTTCTCCGATATTTGGCGAGGTGCGAACAACAATCTCGATGCTTATGGCAACCTTAATCCCGGAGGTGTTGGGATTAATGGGTTCTTCCCCATCAGAGTGCCTTGGTATGAACATCCGGACCGCGATGAAACCTGGGCGGAGACCGAACGGGCCAGTCTTGGACCGGCAAAATTTGCACAAGAGCACGAGCTAATGTTCGTTTCTGATGCTGACACTTTGATCAATCCGATGGTGCTGACCGGCATGAAGCACATCGACCCAATTTTCTACACCGGCACGGTGCGCTGGTATCGTGAACCGGAACCCAATCATGCCTATCTCGTGGGGCTTGATCCGTCTCTCGGCACCGACAATGACTTCAGTGCCATCCAGGTGTTTCAACTACCGGAAATGATTCAGGTTGCTGAATGGCAGCACAACCGAACCGATACGCGGCGGCAGGTGACCATTCTGCTGGAAGTGCTCTATGCGCTCGAAGGCATTCTGATGGACAATCCGCAGCAGATCGGGCCGCCGGAAATCTATTGGACCTTTGAGAATAATTCCATCGGTGAATCGATTCTGCAAATCGTCGAGGACACTGGTGAAGAACGGTTTCCCGGCAGTTTGGTGACCGAGCGGCGACGGCGCGGGATGGTCAACACCAAGCGGGTTCGCAAAGGGCTCAATACCAATGCGCGCAACCGGCTATCGGCGTTTTCCCGAATGAAGACGCTCATCGAGACCAACCGGATGATAGTACACAGCCATGCGATGGTCAAGGAACTGAAGAATTTTGTTACCACTGGCGCCACATTCCGAGCCAAGCCGGGCGAGCATGACGATCTGATCATGGCCACCGTGTTGGTGGTGCGGATGATCGATATCGTCCTTGCCTGGGGCACCCAGCCGGGGACATTGCGAGATTATATCAGCGATGATGAGTTTGCCGGTGATGAGATCGAACCCATGGTCACCATGATTGGATGAAGTGTCGGTGGATCAATTCGTTTGAATTGATCCACCCGTTGGACTTAGGCTGCGTAGGCGTTGGCGATATTGTTGTATAGTTCGCCGATCACGTAGGTCAGATCGCTGTCCGGACAGGTCGAGCCGAGCAAAGCCGGATCGGATTCGATTTCGCTCTGGAGTGTGGCATTGTAAGCGATCGCTGCGGCGCCGACCAGCTTGCAGTTCACCAAGCCCTTGATGTGCATATTGGCAAGAACCATCCGATTTGCATGGTTGGCGGTTGTCGGGTCTTCGTTCATGATATTGATGGCAAGACCCATCAGGATCATTGCGATGCGCGCGGCAAACGTATCGTCGCGGGCGGTTGCGATTAAGTCAATAATAGCCATTGGATTTCCTTTTCTATTGTCCGATACCGACCCAGGGATCGCCGATAAACGTAGCGTCTGACAGGCTGAGATCGGGCGGCGGTGGATCGGTGACGTTCCCGGCCGCGACCCAGGCGAGATACACCATGTAATCCGCGTTGCCAGGATCATTCGGTATGAAGGCGCCATCACTCCGCCGTAGAATGGCGGAAAATGAGGAACCGGGTTGTGTCGGTGCAAAAGCGTATGCGGCCATGCGGTTATGCCTTTAATACTCGAATAATAGGAGTTATTTAGTTCGTTATTTGCTGATCCAGGTGGCAGGGGCCACACAGTAAAACAGCGTCACGCTCTGGGGAGCGACACTGGCATACGCATTGAGCGTGCCGTTGAGGGTGCTACCGAGATCGGCAAACACTGCCGCCGAGGCCGCGCCAAGATTGCAGACCATGATCTCGAACCCGGTGAAATTGAGCGGCAGAATGGTCGAATCCCCTGCCGTGGCCGAGGTAACGATGATATTGGTCACGGCGGCCAAGGGGGTCGCCCCGGTCTGCCCACCGCCTGCCAAGGCGACAATCCCAGTTGCATATGATGCCAAGGGGACCGCGTAAGTTGCCGCGTAGGCATTGGACAAATTGTTATAAAGGCCAGTGATGACATAGGTGAGATCGCTGTCCGCGCAATTTGACCCGAGTGAGGTTGGGCTGGAATCGATCTCGGATTGCAATGTCGTGTTAAAGGCGATTGCCGCAGCGGCGACCAATTTGCAGTTAATCAAGCCCTTGAACATGTCATTGGCAAACACCATGCGATTGACATGATTGGCCGTGGTCGGGTCTTCATTTGCGACGTTGATACACAAGCCCATCTGAATCATCGCGACGCGGGCGGCAAACGTGTCGTCGCTTGCAGTGGCAATCCAGTCTAAAGTAGCCATAGATAATTCCTTTTACGATCAAACATTGATTAATCGTTACTTGTATCTGCGATGATATTCGACCACGGATCGGCTGAAAACGTGTTATCCGTCTGGTCGTATACGGGGGTGAGCGGGTCGGTAATGCCGCCCGCATTGCTCCAGGCAAGATAGGCGATGTAATCCGTATTGCCGGGATCGGTGGGAATGAGCACGCCATCCGCCCGTCGCAGTACGACCGAGGTCCACTGGGCAAATTGGTAGGCTGCAAAAGCGTATTCGGCCATGCGATGGGTGCGCCTCTGGTGCTTGACGATTTCAGTCTATTTAGCGGGATCGGCTTGCTGCAATAACGGCAGAAAACCGCTATAGGGCATTAGAACCAATTGGGCGCCTTCGGTGCAGGTGATGAGAAAGTATTCGCCCGCTTCGGCGGCAAACAGGATTTCGTAGAAGCCGATGTGCAACTGCTCTTCGGTAATGGATGTCATCGTTTCAAGGGGTGGAAATGGCATAAATGCTCTCGCTAAATACTTGTATTTAGGAATGCGTTGATGACGGTCATTACAAGCAACGATCCGATCCAGGGCGCTGATGCGCCTGATTCGATTCTCACCCTGGCGGCGTCGGTTAATGCCACACCACCGCCCGCCTCAACCGCTCCGGCACCTTCTGTCTCTGTCAAAAATGGTGGGTTCATCACAGGCAATCCCAACCTTGATGGTATTGGCAGCGCGGTGCTGCCGTCTTCGATTATGAACGTGTATGGCAATGCCACGACGGCCGCTACCACCTCACCGGCGTCTGCCAGTGCGGCGCCCGTGGCTGATTTACGGGTCCGCTTGGCGGCGCTCAATCCGAACGATGTCTATTCCGGAAAGAACGGCCAAGGCATTCTGGGTATTTTGGCGACGACCGGTGGCATGATTTTCCCCTACACGCCGCAAATC